CTCACAGCAGGGCAACTAGCCCATGCCATCTCTCCTTACAAAGGAGAGATCCATCCTGTTTTGAGTGTTAGGGCAACAGGACGCCCGCCATACAGAAGATGATTCTTATCGAAGACGGGAAGATCCCCCTTCTTTAAGAAAAACTTCATTAGAGCAGGTTCGCCATCGATCTCATTAGATCGGTAGCGAACAGAAACTCGAGCAGCCCTTACCAAGGGGCGCTGAAGTTTCACATCCCATTTCTCCGAGATAATCGGGGAATCTGAGAGCCTGCCTAATCCAGGAGATGTCTCTTCGACCACAGGGAACGGAATAAACCGTTCGATGAGATCGTCGAGATAGTCGATTGCGAGACCTCGGAAACCACGCTTGAAAAGCTGGTTGCGAAAACTCACAGTCGAAATTATCTCCGGCGTATGGTTCCGCTGTGTGGGGAACATACTTCTCAAACGGACGATGGAAACATCGACGCCATTGAAGTACTCCGCACCGCAAGACTCACGGAACTGACCGTTCCAGAAAGACTTGTGCGAATTTACCTTGTAGCCAAAAGACTCCAAGGCTTCGACAACGGAAGCAACATAGTGCACGGGAACGATTATATCGTCCCCATACACGCGCACCTTGCCCGCAAGAGATTTTATCTCAGCGCGGGTGAGCGGGTGTTTAAGCTCTTCCTCTATACCCATGAAGACGATAACCAAAAAGATCATCGCTTCAAGGGGGAAGGTTAGAGCTGAACCCATAGACGCGAACTTGACCAGGTCTACAAGACCATGGCCAGGCACGTCAGCCTTTGAACTTCTGCAAGCAAAAACCGCCTCTCGAGAGAGACGGTGACGCGAAAGCAAGAGCTCTACATGCTGACAGAGGACTCGATCGGACGCCTCGCTAAGATCTAGCGTGGCAAACTCCACGTTTTTTGCCATCTCTCGATTAGGGAGCTGGTCAGTGAAGCCGATCAGCCTGTGTAGGAGTTGGTTACTCTTAACAGACTCGTAGATTTCATCTTTGATCGCTTGCTGTACATATTGCATAGCAACCGGTTCAATTGCGATGATTCTAGGGCCTTTCTGCGTTTTAGGCACTGATATTACCCTAACAGGTAGCTCAGCGCCGGGTTCGAGGTACTCGGGATCCAGCTCAGGAGGACAAACATCATTCTCCGGATCATACCAGATGGGGCGACCAAATTCCGAAAACGGAAAATGCCGCTCCAACCGGATGGGCCACGTGACATGACGGTATTTTTGGTTTCCAACAATACCTTCAGCAGTGGCGCCTGGACCGTGGTGTGGAACTAATTCGTGGTTAAGGATCTTACGATCCAGCTCCGCGAACAAGTCTCCATACAGGATGGTGGAAAGCCGTCGGAAAGCTGCCTGAACTTCAGGCATTTTTCTCAGCAGCTTATCAGCCTGTCCGAGTTCCTGCTCACACGTAACGTACTTACTGTAAGCCGCCTCAATCTTCTCTTTCGAGCAATCGAGGCGAATCTTAGACCACATCCCAGTCAGCTGGCGAATGGCGTAAACGCCATCAGCTTGCTTTCTGAGACCCTGGTCGAACAGTTCGCGATCGTCACGTAAAGCACCCATTCCCGGGTCGAATATCCACTCCATGAATCCACCTAGAAATAGGGGAGTCAGTCCGTAACGGTCTTTTTTGAAGCCCGTAAACAGATCGGGAGTTAGCCGCCTCATTTCAAGAGCTCTTTCGAAATCTTGACAAAAGGTTGCCAAGGATATGGTCAAAAAGGCCATACCCTCAGATTCGACTCGCGCCTGGACGTATTCATAGTCCAGGCTGGTGTCAACGTTGCACAGCTCCCCCAATTCATTGAGGAAGCAACGCAAGAACAACATTAGGCTTTTCATCTACTGCTCCTTAAATAGAGTTAGTAAGATCCCTAGCTTAATGGCTGATCCGACTGAGGCTCGGGAAACCCGAGCCCCAGTGACAGTGTAGCTGATGAAGCTACTTAACGAGTTCCTCTTAAGAGGGAGGACGATTAGTTCTCACCACCGAGGAGCTGCGTCATTTTCGCACCGGAGCTTGCAGCAAGCCAGGCGGCAAAGCCGTCCCAGATTGCTTTTGCTTCAGCAACCGTAAAGCCAGTCTTCGGAACATCGACCACGACATACGTACTCATTGAGTAACGGATGTTTTGGGCCGAGATCAGAGGATCGGCTGCGATTTTTGCGAAATCGATGCGGACAGTGTGCCGGTTACGCGTCTTCCCGTAGGAATGCGCGACCGACAAACCGACGGTACCATCGTCCTTAAGAAAGGATCCGGTACCGTTACCTGAACCCACTCTTGCGAGTGAGTTGGCAACAGCACTGATAGTTACTGTCTGTGGATCAGAAAATGCCATTAGCGTGTCCTTACTTCTGTACGTCTCACGACGTTCAGCGAAAGGCCATGACGGTTGTCACGACCTAGTGGAGCCTGGAACTACCAGGCAATCTTGTCGCCTTTGGTTAAACCGAGGGCAGCCAAGATGGCCCATTGCTGATCTGAAAAATCGGCAGTGGTTACGCCAAACCCAAAAGGTGTGGCCTTGTAACGTTCCTTCTGAACGACTTTGAAGGAATGCGACACGGCTCCCGGGTTGACCGACGAAAAAGTCGGTCCTCTCGAGACGTAGCGTCTCACAGCGTCAGTACGACGCATGAGATAGCCCCACAATAATACAAGGTCATCATTCTGAAAATTCGATGCGTTACTCAAAAGAGTACCGATATCGACTTTCCAGTCTAACAACCAACTCCACGGAGTCAATTCCCAAAGGACCTCAGCTGAAAGCTGAAGCCCTAGAAGCTTGTCAGCTTCTTTTGCGTAGCGTTGAAACCGAGCCAATGTCGAAGAATCGACATCGACGAAGTATTTATACGCTCCGGAGAACCACATCAGTTGCCTGACGGAGTCCTCTTGGGTAAAGACACCAGCAGTAGGTGCGGGCTGTAGAATTTGCTGGGCGTACAGAAATGTACACTCACCTTGATCGGTGAATCCAGTATCTACAACCGGCTCAAACTGCATCCTCCGACGGACATAAAGTCCGGGCTGCCCATCTCGTACATACTGGCTAATGATCTCGTAAGAATTACTTACAGCTTTTAAAAGCTTGATCAGGTCGCCAACGAGAGGGGACCAACCAAACGTATAATTCAGAAATTCCGAACCAGCAGTGGAAACAGGAAGATCTTTTGTGAGATCTAACCGCCCATTGAGGTCAGGGTCTGGACTTCTACGTGAAATTTGGTTGTTTAAAACACTAATAAGAGGGAATCCGTCGCGGACGACCTCTCCTAGTGTAGTTGCCAAGGAGGCGGCAGGTCGCGTAGGCGTTGTAGCCTTAATAGCGCGACTACCAAACAGCGAGATCTCGTTAGCCGTCATCGGATTAACCGATGGATAGGACTTAACGTGACCTGAGCGGTATGGTACCAGAGGCCCACTATAACCTTCTAGTTCGTACCCAGGACGGGTACTGAACACTTTGAAGGAAGTGTGGGATAGAGTCTGGCTCCTTCTTCGAGAGAAGAAGGGATGACCAGAATCTATGGGATTGGTTTTTGAAAAACCATTCTCAGTCGGAGTGATAAACTCACGAATGAGAGACCCATCTGACTGTCGACCAGTAGTTCTAAAACTACTGGTAATCTGGTCTGAAGGGATGGTAATGGGACCGACATTATGGCGGCCACCCAGGTAGTCCGTGTACGAAGCTGGCAAAGCCAGCTCCGAAGAACGCGAACTATCGACCATCTCTCCAGTCATGGAGTTCCTTTCGTCAATCTGTGTTAACAGATAGGTTGTTTTTTAGAAAACGATCCCTGGAATACACTGTAAAAGGACCGCTGGTAAACAAGTTGTAATCTTGCCGGCATCAATGACACCGGGGTTCCCC